GATCCACCAAGCTTTGCGCGAAACCGCCGATTGCCACTGGCGTGTGATTGACACCGATGGGACTCAAGTCGTCCGCGTCAGTGATTTACTGGCATGGGCTGAACAAACAGCAAACCAAATGGAGAGCATTACATGACCAAGATCTCTCCAGAGGCTGTCCGCGACATTCTCCTTTCGCCAGATAGTCCCAAAGCAACAGCTCGACGGCACGGCATTTCGCGCCAGACTGTGGAGCAGATATGGTTTGGCGTAGGTCACAAAAAGCTATTTCCTGAGATTCCTCGGCGAAATTCCTTTGCCCAGCATTCCTGTGAATCCTGTGCTCTATGGCTAAAGGGCAAATGCTCCCTAAATTTTCCAGAGCCAGCGCAGAACCTTTTCTTTGCTGGAGAATGCAACATCTTTACCAAAGCATCCAATGATTGACCCACTCAAGCGTCTGCAAGCACTGGTTGGCGACTCCGGCCTGTTTAAGGCTGGCCGCGAGCATGAGCGCGAACACGTCAAGGCTTTAATCCGTGTTCGCATGGATCAACTGCACCACAATTCGATAGCGTGGCAGGAATGCCGCAACCTTTACAACATCCTTAAATGAAGCAAGCCGAACTGGACAACCGCCGCCACCAAATGATGGAGGCGCTCTATGCACGCAGTGGTCGCACTTGCAACACCTACACAGGGCTGTGGGATGAGTTTGCCCATGACCTTGCTGATAACACGCGGGATGTCGAGTACGAGGAGCTGTTCAAGGCGGTCTGTCTTGCCATGAGCGACACCCAGTCGGTTTTGGTTGAGAAGCACGCCCAGCAGGCCATTCAAGTTGTCAGGCGTTACATCCTGGGCAAATGGGCCTAGTACACTGCTTCGAGTATCCACAAAATCAACATGAATGAACCGTTTTTTAAGTCTTATCTACTTGGACGCAACTTTTTGCTTGAGGACATTAAAACCCTGAACAATGCAGAACTGGACACTCTGAACATTGAGACCATGGCTGCGCTTGAGGAGGCGCGGTATCAGTATGCACGAGTTGATGACAAAACCACAGCAGAAGCTGGGCCAGTGTTTGCTCGGATGAAGATTGCCGGTTACTTCCAGGCTGCCATCAAGTTGGAGCTAGATGCTAATGACTGATCTTGTCAACCATCCGCCGCATTACACCGACGGATCAATTGAGTGCATCGATGCAATCGAAGCGCAATTGACGTCAGAAGAGTACAGAGGTTACCTAAAAGGGAACATTGCCAAGTACGTTTGGCGTGAGCGCCATAAAGGCGGGCCAGAATCACTGAAGAAGGCACGTTTTTACCTCGATCGTCTTATTGCTGGCCTGGAACCATGAGCGCACCGTTTCTGAACTGGCTTGAAAACTGCGCAGTGCGGTTGCTGATCTCAAGCCCACAAGTTGGCTTTGTCGCGGTCAAACACCATAGCTGCAATCACATGTACGTTGTGCAGGACGCAACGGACAAACAGGTTGACTCCATCATGCAGGAGTTGACCGAGCCAGAACCGCTGTCCATGCAGCTAGAACGGTTGTATCACGAGCCAGCGTATGGCGAAAGCGAATGATCGTTCTTTACAGCGGCAGGGTCATTGTTGAACGCTTGAGGCTGTCCGAAAACTGGCGCGCCAAGATTCGCCTGCCTGGCCGTCCTGAAACAATTCTTGATCTTTGCACACCCGACGTGCGAGAGGCTTACATCCGCGCCCAATACCACTATCTGGCATTACGTAAAAACCAACCAATCGAAGAAATTGAATCTGAATTTCATGGAAAAGCTAAGTGCTGGTCTTGTATCCATTGGTTACCACGCGGCAACGAATGCAGCTTTGGATTCCCTGAGGCCCGTCAGAATGGGGGGCGTTTCGCCGCTCGCTGCGGGTTGTACGACGATGGAAAGGAAGGTGCTGGACAGGATGGACCGGGGCGATGGCCGCTGGATTGAACTGCTGGATCACGGGTTTGGTGACGAGCCGGTGTATCGGGCCTGTGGCCAAAACGGTGCCTTATGCAGGTATACCAACGACCTTTGGCAGGCCGAGATTTATGTGCAGTATTACTGAGTAAGCCAAGTGTCGATGGCCTCTTCGCGGGTCAGGTTGTAGAACGCTTGGCTGCGAAACCACTCGCGCCAGTCACGGTGGCCTTTGCTGCCATTGCAGGTGATGCAAGCACCGCACAAATTTTCTGGCACTGTTAACCCACCCATAACCTTGGGGATGATGTGGTCAAGCGTGGCGCTACGGGGACCCAATTGCTCGTTGCAGTAGGCGCAACAGTAATCACTGCGGAGCAGCACGGCATCACGCCACCGCCGCTTCGCCTCCTTCCTCGGGATCAGCGTTGTTCCATCGATCTGATGATCCACTGTTGGCATCTGGCAGGGGGAACATTTCGATCTCAAGCGCGAGCAGATCCTCCTCGTTCCCAATGAACTCGGTGATCCGTGCGTAGATGTCCGCTGGCAACTCCTCCGGGTCACTGTCCGAACGCATCACCACCTTGGCGGTGATTTCGAACAGGTATGGTTGCACGGAGCAGTAGCCGCTGCTACCAGCCTAACTGGCGCCTACAAACGTAAAGAAATGCAACAAAGCCTCAGAGCCCACCATCTGCGGTGTATTCTGTTCCCACGGGAGGCGACTCCCGCAATCAAATCAAATCCAATGAACATCACACACGCTTCCACCAAGGCCGACATCATCGACGCATCCTGCGAGGTGATCGACACCCAAGCCGAGCAGATCAACGATCTCAAGGAACGCCAACTGATCCTCTGGACCATCGTTGGTATCCTCGCCGTGCTGCTCGCATTCGGCGCCTAACAACCACGGGGCACTTCGGTGCCCTTTTTCTTATGAACTACGCACTACAAATCCACGACATCCAAGTTGGACCATTCACGACACACATTGCCGCTACGGTCTTTGCCGAGCAAAACGGCTTTGACAACTACACCATGGTTGAGTTGTACGACCCAGCAGAAGCGCCGGGTCTGATTCGTAGGCTGACGCAGGTGGCGGGCTGGAAGAACCATCACCACCATTCAAACTATGACTGACCTAACCCCAAACGATCTTAGCCACCTCAGCGATGAGGAGTTCCTTGCACTCTGCCCGCAGGGTGAACACGCACCGGGGTCATTTATGTTCGATTTCTTAAAAGACTATCCCGAGGTAACTCGCGTAGAAGTCATTACTAACAACGGTCGAGAGTTTGTCCAGCATGAATGCTCCAATGTTCAAGTGAGTCTTCAAGACAATGGGCAAACCATTAAAGTGTTTCTTTTTTCCACTTATGACTAATCTCTCCCCCGCCGCGCAAGCAGTTGCAGCTCCACAATCTTACACTCAACCTTTGCTTGCTGTCACACCCAAATCACAGTTGTATCTTCCCGTTTGGGCGTAGCTTTTCTCAGGTGTACCGCTGACAAGCATAAATTTCATTTGTCCAATTCGCATTCCCGGCCAAATAGGTAACGCATTAAGGCGGCGAGCATTTTTTAATTCCATTGTCAACCGCGATCCAAACCATCCCGGGTCCGCCCAACCAGCTTCGGCGTGATCCCAACCATCACGGGCGCGGCTTGACTTCAGTACAAACTGGGCACCAACATAATCCGGCAGGTGAAAGATTTCCCTGGTTTCAGCAAGGAAAAATTCACCCGGCTTGATCCAATACGGCTGTTCTTCGCTGTAGTTATGGATGCCGGTGATCTCCAGTTCACGCGTGCCGGTGACCTCGATCATGATCCGATCACCCAGCGTTACATCCAGTGATGCTGGGTTCAGGTGCGCCTCAACGTAAGGTGACACCATTTCCCGCATTTGGCAGAGGCGGCGGATCTCGTGATCAGGAATCAGCACAGATAAAAATTAAGCGCACCGCAGCCTAAGCGATGATGCACCATCCTGAGCTTGGTCCATCGACCATCCAACGCGGCTCGAACGTTTTGTAAGCGTAGTGCTGCTTGGCGCCAAAAGTGCTGCCGTACTCGCCGGTTGCAACGTTCATGGCGCCCCATGGGTCGTGGACGATGTAGGAGCCGCGCTCGTTGTCGTACCCAATGATGCACAGCCAGTGGCCGCCACCGGATGGTGCGTTGGCCGTGCCATGGTGCAGGAAACCCACCGGCACCGGCTTACCTGCATCAATCTGCTGCTGTACTAAGGCACGATTGCCGTTGGTTTTGAAACGCGCTGAAACACCGTAATGCTGCAACGCCTTGATCTGCACCGTTGAGTTGGTCGTGTCCCCGATGGTGAACACGGTCTTGATGTACTCATCATCCGAGTGGATTACACCCGGCTTGAGGGTCATCAGCAACATGGCGCAGCTGGAGCTGAAACATGTCCGCCAGGCGTCGCGGTAGTTGTCCCGCTGGCTTTGGTATGGCGTCGGCAGTGGGTTGGCTGATGCCTGCTTACCAGC